AATCTGCTTCTGCAGCTGCATTGTCTATCTCTGCAATCAGTACATCACCTACTTCAAGATCCACTGTAAAGAATGTACCTGCAACAGTAACTGTGTACATATGACCTTTCAGTACACCGCTAGGAGTTGTATCCAAGTCTGGAGTGTTAGTTGAAGCGTCATAAGCACCTTGGTAATTAACACCACCTGCTACAGCACTATCTACATAAGATTTAACAGCATTCTGTGTAGGTACTGCAGTGTTACTTGTACCTAATGAAGTGCTGGTATCTAGTGTAGTAATTGAATATACGCCAGCTCCATCAGTAGTCATCAAACCACTAGAAGCAAAGTCACCATCTACTACTACATCAGCATGGGATGTTTCTGAGGTTAGGTAAGTAGCGTCAGTGTAGGATTGGTCAGGAAATACGATGTTGCCTGTACCTGTACCAATGTAGAGCTTTTTACCTGCTGCATTAATATTAGCTGCAATTTCACCAGCAAGCAGATCTGAAGGCTCACCAATGTCTGCACTACGATGCTTAACAACGATTTTGTTAGCCATTAGTAATTTCCTCCATAGATCACTTTGGTCTGCTCTAAGTCAAATGCTTCTTGCACAGTTAAAGATCCAGACGCTGACCCATCACTCATCGTATGACTAACATTGGAATATAATCCATCTAGTTTGGTTTTATCTGCAGCAGACATAGCACCTGCTGTAGTTGTAGTAGCTAGAGATAAAGTATCGTCTAAACCAGATGAAGAGCGTATTTCTATAGTGTCACCGACTATAGATATTGAAATGTTTGTACCTACTACGTTGCTGTTAACCCAACGAGATGTAGCTGCATCCCAGACTAGGGATTCTCCGTCTGCTAGTGCAGTTAAAACTACATCGTTAGATTCGTGTAGTGCATGTCCGTTAGTAGCTCTAACAAAAATAGTACCGTTAGTCTTACTATTAATTGTAATAGCTGTAGGAATTTTAATACCGTTAGTAGGTTCTGTAGCTGTCAGTTGTCCAGCATTATTTGGATCAATCCATAACAGATTACCTTCACCCCAAGCAGTAGTGTCTATGCCACGGACTTTACCAAAGTGGGTAATTTTACCGTCATCCCCATCAGGAATGTCTTCTGTAGCAATACCCAAGAAGTACTTAGCATTAGCAGGTGTGCTGCCATCCATTGGAGCTATAGTTATGCGTCCACTAGCACCTAAAGTACCTGTAGCCATAACAGCAGTACCGTTAGATATAGCTAATCCTGAGTTATTTCTGACATGGTAATGAATCTCCTGACCTACTTGGAGTATTGCTCCGTTCTGTATAAGGTCTAAGGTTTCTTCATCCGTATTCCAGCTTAAAGTACCCTGTGTATCTGCTCCTCCTGAAAGTTGAATAGTACCTGTAGTAACAGTACTAGCCGTTATATCAGTAAGAGTTGGACTAGTATTTGGTTGGATTGCTGAATTGGCTGTATTTTGTACAGTTGTTAAGTCTGCTGCTGTAGCGAACGTAGAGGCTTCTTCTAGCGCTGCTGAGCCTAACCCTAAGTTAGTTCTAGCTATAACGATATTGGTCAAATCAGAGAGATTTGAAGCCTTCTGGAGCATAGCATTGTAGCTAAGCGGATTATCCCAGCTAGATCCATTCCAAGTACGTAATTCCTGTTCAGCAGTGTTGTAGTACATGGCTCCTACTAAGAGAATACCACCTACATTGTCTACGGTAGGATCTGAAGCTTTTGGACCTAAGTAATAGGTGGGTTCTAGAAGTGCATCTAGTTCTTTGACGTAGTTACTAACTACTACAAGTTCAGGTACGTAATTAGATACATATCTAACTATGTCAAAGTTGGTATTTAAATACCTACTTATCGTTTTGTCAGTATCCGTCACGGAGATAACTCCTGATTAAACCCAGCCGTTACATTCTAGTTTCTCATTACTACGAGCAACTTTATGGCGAAGTCCTTCTTGACGGATCAAACCACAGGAAGCCTCAAATTTAGCGTAGTAGCTAACAGCTTCTGGGTTATTCATATTGAATGCTGCAAAAGATCGGTAAGCGATATAGTTAAGCAGCGGTTCTAAATACTGATCTGTAATAGGAACTACAATTTCGTCATAGCTCAAAGTAGTATTTGGATCAATTTTAGGAGGTGCTGCCCTATATTGGACAAACAGTGCTGCTTCTAATCCGGGGTTTGCTACGTTAATAGCGTTGTAATCCATAATCATTATGGAGTTACAGTCGTTCTCGTCATTTACAGTATAAAGATCACCTGCTTCATCTGCCACTTCTTCGATAACTAATACGTCATCAGTAAATGGGTCAAATGGAGTATCCATAATGTACTTAGGATACGCTATGTCATCCGTTTGATATGGATTGGTGTAAGCATAACGACTGTCTAAACGATAATCTGACAAATAGCTCAGTGTTTGTACAGTTACTTCACCTGTTTTGATAGGGAATCGTTTGTACAACTCTAATAGAGCCAAGTTTAAATGGGTAATGATTGCAGCTTGGTTTGACTGGTCAATAATACCTTGATCATTTCCTGTAATAGACAGCTGAGAAAGCTCCCCATAATTCAGAAGATCAAATAGTTGTGATAGACGCATAGCTACAACCCTTAATAGATTTAATACTCAGTATAATTCTAGTAGGGAATTATACAATATACGAGTTTAAGTAGCTTCCACTTCCTATATCGTCATCTTCCCACAAAATATCTCTTACACCGTTCTCATTTACTGTCTCTGGGAGGTCCTGAGAAGGCTTCCAAGCCTTTATTGAGCCTAACATAGAGATTGTATCGATGAAGTCGTCATGTTTGCTCCTGAAGCCACTCTGAGCTGCTAAACGTAACTCATCCATTGCTTCTTTCATGATCAAATCATCTTTAAGTTCTTCAGGAAACCAAATTTTGTGTGCTTTAAATAGAGGAACCACTACATTGAAGCGTTGCATCTTGTTTGTATTGGGTCTAATTCCCGGTTTATTGCTGTTAGAGTCACTAGCTAGGTTGAAATAGCTGTTTCTGTTGATCATTTCGTTCATGATCCACTGAATAAAGCCACCTTGTTGCCCAGAAACCTCTATTCCTACGCTCTGAGGACGGTATTGTTGAGCCAATCTGAACAAATCTTCTACGTTCTGGTCCATTAATTGGCGTTTACAAACTCCGTCTACCCATAACCAGTCTCCATTTGAGTTATATGCCCATACAGAGATTACAGAATAGTCAGCAGATGTTTTTTCTGACGTAGCAAAGTCAGTAGTTATATAAAAATTATAAGCACCTTTATTTTTAAGAACGTTACTACGTTTATACCAGATAATGTCTCCGTCAGTTATCAGCCTGTCTTCTTCAGACATAATACGGAGCATCAATTCTTGGTTAAACGAAGCTATTTGTCCTGTCTGTAGTGCTCGTTGGTATTGTTCATTTACATAGTCATAGGTAAATCGATCTTCCCAAGCCCCTCTAAACTCCTCTCTAGAGCACGGAAACTTCTCACACACTGGATATACGTTTACAGCCCAAGCTCCGCTCTCAACAGCCTTATAGAGAGGATCACGGCTATTAAACGGAGTACCTGACCAAATAATCTTTCTGTGCTTTGGATGAAGAGCGTAGTTGATTGCTTTGTATACAGTGTCTTCAATGGCTTTGATTACAGTAGGTGATCTAGCGTCTTCATCACTTACTAAGTCATCCAATACAGCTAGTACAGGACGTTTACCCATCTCTTTACTACCACGAACACCTGTAGCTGCACCGTAACCTTTAACAATGAACCTGTTACCTGCTTTATTAATAAATTCCCAACGGATATCAGTCAATTTAGCAGTAGGAACATACATTTGAAGAAACTCTGAGTTCTCCCAACGGTACTCAAGGTTCTTACGCATGTTCTTGACACCGTTTTCTATAGAGTCAGATACATATAGAGCTAGAGGTACTTCACCAAACTCAGGTAACTCTCCGTATACAGCTAGATACAAGAATAAATACTCTGCCATTAAGGTAGTCTTAGCAGAACCACGAAAGAGCATATTGCAGATATCAGGACCTTTACCGGGAATCTGATCCAACATCTTGTAATGGAGTACTGGTGTTAGGTTTTCTTCTCCGTCTTCACCGTTAACCAGTTTAATGAAGTTAACAAACTCTAGTGCAAAGTCACCGGGAATATACCCATCATGGCTAAAGTTAACTTTGTTAACCCAGTCTTCAACAGATTGTTTAGCTAATGATGTCATTGTTTAGAAAGCTCTTCTAATTTTGGTTCTAGTTTCTCTTCTTTAATAATTCCAAGTGTTGCTAATCCACTAGCAGTTACAGGGTTTACTAGAGTTTTCATACCATAAGGTGTTTTACTGAATACTCCTGCTCCTAAACTAGCTCCTGCTACTTCTCCAAGTTCAAACATCTCAGGGTTATCATTTTTAAGCCAGTTTCTGTAATCAGCTACGCTTTTAGGTAAAAAAGGTAACTCTGTCATTACTTGGTTAATAGCTTTAGCTCTTTGAATACTTTCTTGTTTAGATAATAATCCAATCATTTCAGCAAATTCATTTGCGCCTAAACCAGCGTATTTCACTAGATCTATTGGAGCATTGGCTACACCCATACCATAAGAACTTAGGCGTTTAGTAAACTCTTCCCAGTTTTTCTTATCCATGTTGCATTGCCTCTGTGTATTCTTCCATCTCAGCAGCAGTAGCTGCACATTGGTTTAAGGTGTCGATTAGGTCACCTTCAATCTTAATTGTTTCTCTAGACCCATCACGATTAACAATATGCAGTAAATCACCTTCGATATGGTAGTAGATGATCATTTGTAGGTCATATTTCTTATTATTTATAGTGAAAATAGTAGTTCTTATTAAATCACCTACTTTCACTCATTGATTTCCCCTACGATACGACTATGAGCTACTTCTTTAGCATTCATCATTCCAGATTCAATCATCTTACGCTGCATAGCTACCAACTCCATCGTAGAGTTCCTTAACTCATTAATAGATTTATCTTCTGTAGAAGTTACAGATAGCTCTACTTTCTGAGCTTCTGGAGCTTTTAGATGCTTCATCAAGCTATCAGCAGCATCACTTCTCACCTTCTCACTTTTAGCAGTTAACATCAGACTAGCTTGAACATTGATAGCTCTCTGAAAGATATCAGCATTAAGAATATGAGTAGGAACTAGAGTTTGTTCCATTATTTTATTAACGATAACAGTCTTATTAAACGCAGAACTGTAAGCACTGATAGTATCGTTATCAGCACCTTCATCAATTAGGCGTTTATATCTATCAGGAAAGGTCTTAGCGTAGGCTTCTAATGCAGTAGAACCCAGTAATTTATAACTTACAAACTTTACAGCATCGATATAGGTTTGAATCTTGAACTTACCAGAACCCAATACATTGGCATATCCAGTAATGTTATCTCTAAAGTTCTCTCTTAGATCAGGCTGACTAATAATATTATTAATCTGCTCCATCAATTCATCATTTACTCTAGCTCTAGACTCTTTAGGTAAAGCTGCTTTGAATTGTTCCTTGGTTAGAAAATTCTCTTTAGAAATTAGTTCTTGGCTCATTGGTAATATCCATACTTAGGCTCAGACAGCCTATAGGATAGTACAAATAGTATAAAAAAAGAACTGAACCAAGAAGACTAGTAAAAACCTTGATCCAGTACAAGGGAGTTGTGGTCCTTGGACAGGGGTACAGGTAAGGATATTAACCCATAGTGCAAAGCCCCTGAACAAGGTATATATATTATACCTACTATTATTAGTATTTCTATTAAATTTAGTATTTCTATATAGAATTTTTATAAAATTAGTATGGAAGTGATACTTACTTTCTTTTTCCTAAAAAGAAGAACTACCCCCCCATTACTTCTACATAACTATCTTTATTCTTTTTGCTTTGGACTTTGTCCATCACATGTGAATTAAGAGGATAATCCTATGAAAGTAATGAAAGATGTAGCTAAGATCACAGGATCAGTAGCTAATACCGCAGTAACTTCCCTTGGTGCTATTGAACATACTACAGGTATGATTTCAGAAGCTATGTTTAGTGCCAGAATGGAACAACTTCAAGAAATCAAATCTTCTCTAGGTAAACTAGACATCAACGAGCTTAAATCCCTCTCTCAGTCTATCCGTGACTGGAATGCTTAACCACCTTAAAGACTAGGACTTCGGTCCTAGTTTTTTTTTAAGGTATGGAGCTGACACAAAAACACACAAACACAACGGAGAGGCACTGCAGGAGCGTAAGATAGAATTTTTAAAGGTATATATAAGGTATAGCGCTCGTTACTCAGTACCTTCGTATCTCTCGATACTTCGTAACTCGCTTACTTAATAGCATATTTTTAGGTAAAAGTAAATATATAGAGTGTATTTATTCTTTTTACTTAGGGGTGTTTGGGTTCAAACCAAGCATCAACTTCCTTTCTAAAGTCCAATCCATGAGGTGACTTATGCGTACTAATAACGCTGCTACAAATACTACTTCTTCTACCAATACAGAGTGGGAGAAGTGTCCTCAGTTCTATATCAATGGTCTCGATAGAGAGCAGTTAGGTATAGCTACGTTGGTTCCTGATCTAGAAGCCTATTGGGATACCATTGAAAACGGTTTAGGTCGTAGCCAAAGCAAGTTGACAGTAATGTCTACTAGCAAAGGTAAAGTACTGCTGTTCAAAGGTAATACCTGTATTGCCGTTGTTAACGGTAAAGCAGTTGATACTAAGAAACTGGCTAAGTACTTACATGCCGATTCTTGTGTATTTACCAAGATTGGTGGTCAAGCTAATCCAGTAGAAGATCTAGCTGACTTCTAACCAATAAGAGCTCTTCGGAGCTCTTTTTTTTATTCTTTGTCTTTGGGTTTAATTAATTGTGAGGTGTGTGATGTATATCAGCGATGAAAACCAAATAGATGACTTAATAGCTGAAGCTGTTGAGTTGGGTATCTCTATAGGTGATTACTTGATTTCTAAACCATGTGTTATGAAATCTTATGCTGGTTGGTACGTAGGTGAGTTTTGTGTAGAGCGTGTAGATGAAGAGTCTTTCATGCCTATGCCTTACGACAGATTAACTACGTACTGTAATAACCAAGAAACAGCTCAAGTATGGCTTGATGCATTGTTGGAGTTAGAAGAATGAGCAAAATGGATAATGTGTGGTACGCAGGAACAATCATTCTTGGCTGTCTGATGTTTGCAGCTTACTTAGAAGGATATTTGGGATAAAAGGTAAAACTTAGG